ACTCGTCACCGAACATCCGTCTATACTTTATTGTATGTTTTGACAACGGCATTGGTTTTTTTCGAGCTGCCTTATCACCAGGTGCATCTTTAGCCATATGTGAAGGTAACTTTGCTTGTTTCTTAAACTGTCTGTCTCTAGCAATCTTTGTTGACTTCTTGAGTCCTTTATGATATCCCTTTGGTTGAGATCCTTTTCTACCTTTAATATCAGGATCTTGTGGAGAAGTCGTTCTATCTTCTTTTTCTTCTTTTGGAACACAGTTAGGAACCATTCTATTTCCTTTTTTCTTCATTCCAACCATCTTATGGCTATCCCAACATGGTCCGTTTTCTTCTAATTTAATTAGTTCTTGTCTTATGCTAGAGAATGTTTTCATTAGTTGTCTACCTTTGCTCCGCCTCTCCACTGATAACATGACCAGTATCGTGCTTTATGTTTTGGTCCAGGATTATCACAGTTGTGTCTTGCTCTAAAAGAAGCTCTACGCTTCGGATCATCTCTTTTAATCTCCATGTTAGGATCACCGAATCTAACGACCACTACATTGCCATTTGGTCCTTTTACATAGACCTTAAATTTTTTGTTTGGATTCTCAGAAGTTCGTATCGGATCGTTAAGCTTAACTTTCTTTCCTTGATACTCAGCTTCTGTTATTTCAAGATCTTCATAAAGATTGCACTCTTCACAGTACTCATCTATCTTTAAGAATCTCTTGAATTTTTTAACCTCCGAACTCATGACCTGCTACCCTTTTCATTTGTTTATTGAATTCTGCCTGCGATGGTTTATTCTTGTAAAGCTTTATAGATATCTCTGGACGATCTTTTCCTTTGATTCTCCAGTTATGTCCTTTAGCCTTGTGTTCAGGTTTCGTAGTTCTTACGACTCTACGTTTGTAACCTTTCTCCCAAGACTCACTTCCTTCTAAAAAAGATTTAAACGTCTTCATTACTTTCTCCTTCAGGTTCTGGTTCAACCTTATTTAAAGTATCGAGTTCTGCTTGTAACCCTTTGATCTTTTCTTCAATCTCACTTCTTTGCTGATCCACTGTTGAACCTTGAGTTGCTAATTTATACGCAGCATAGATTTTATTATTAATTTCATTGTCTTCATTATCAATCATTTTAATCTCCTCTTTTAGCTGATAGATAAGCGGCTACTGCCATGTCTCTTCTTTCTTTGTCATTTTTTCCTTTGAACTGTGGAGCATCACTCTTTTGAAAGTCTTTTACCCATGCGCCCATTCCATCGGATACTTTTAACTTTTCTGTGTATACAGATTCTGACAGATTCTTTTTCCATTCTTCTAATGTCGGCTTATATGGCGCATTCTTTTGATTGTCTTTTTTATATGCCATCTTATCCTGTGTTGCTGTATTCTTAGTGTACATATCATTATTTTCTGTAGCTGGAACTTTAGCTTTACCTGTAAGTTTATCTGTAGCTCTGTTCATACCTTTTTGATATTTCACATATTGTCTAACAGCTTTCTCTCTATTTTTTTTCTTTTCCTCAGGACCTATTCCGAAATCTGCTCCCATTCTACCAGCAGCAGAGCCAACATCATAAATTCTTTTCTTGATATAACTACCAGCTGTCTTCTTTGATATCTCATTTGTTACGGCTTCGTTTGCTTTTTTCTTTGGATATAGTTCTCTTCTAATATTTTTAATTGCTTGATTCTTAGCTATTTTTATACCGGCTTTTCTTTTACGCATTGTATCTAAATCTTTTTCTATACCCGGTTCTTTTCTAAGATGTCTTGCAAAAGCTGAATTTCCTGCTCTATCATGTGATTTTTTGGCAGCATCATAATATTTGTTTCTCATTCCTACTGAAATCTCATTCTTCATACTCTTTACTTTTTTAGCTAATGTATTAACCATCTTGTTAACAGCTTTTGTAGGATTTAGTTCTTTATATTCTTTCATGTCTTTTTCGATATCATCTAACTCATCACCACCTGCTTTCGTTTTCTTTGCTAACATATAGTCTCTAACTGTATCGATATAATCGGTTGCTTTTGATATTTTGTTCTGACACCATTCAGGGAGATTTTCAGTATCGTCTAACATATCGTGTAGCTCCGACGCAGCATCAGCCATTGTCACCAATTGGTCTTTTGCCATCTCTCCTTCGTAATCATATTCTTTTGGATCGATATCTTCTGCTTCAAAAAGATCCGCATACTCCTCAAATATATTTAGTTTAGACATAATTTTCTCCCTTAATTATTCCTTGTCTTCATTCTTGCTTTTGCCATTATTGCTCTATCAATAGCAGCATCGTTTCTTCTATCAACAGCAGCTTTTCTTCTATCAACAGTAGCACTTCTTCTTGCTGCTCTATCTTTGGCGATTTTGACAGGATCTTGTACTTCAGTAAACTTTTTAAAGTTTAATTTCTTTCCTGGCATGATTGTCGCCATTGCTTGTCCTGGTGTAATACTCATAGCCTTCATTGCAGCTGCATCAGTTCCTCTGTCTGGATAGTCAGGATACATACTCTTTTTACTATCTTTTTTGTAGTTATCCCATCCTACTGCTTGTATTCCTTTTGCATCTAATGCTTCAATTGCATCTATCCACTTACGAACTATTGAATTGTCACCCTTTTCTAATATCACATAGTTTGATCCTCTGTGTGATATCGTTGCAACTTCATCTGTATCTTTAATTACTACTTGATCACCAACATTATAAATTTTTTCATTGACAAATTTTTCTCTGATTTCTGATACAGCATCAAGTTTTACGTTGTTTCTAAAATCTGTTTCTTCTTTCAATCCCATTCCTTTTCTCACTGCATTGAACAAGGCCTTTGCATCTTTATTAGAAGAATCTTTTGGAAGACCTTGCGAAAATTTTGTAAAGTCATTATCTGCTGCAGCTTGTCGCTGTTTTGTGGCAGAGGCAGAAGAAGTATCATCTCCATCTGGATCTCTCTCACCGGCAGAAATTACATTAATATCTTTAAAATTATAAAAACCATGTCTACTTTTTTTACCGTTATAATTATTTAATAATACTTTGAACTCTCTTATCCTGTCACTACCAACTACCATTGTTATTGTTCTAAATCCTTCATCATATAGTGCAGTTCCAACATCCATTACTGTTTTTACTTTTTTATTCATCATAATTGATCTAGCATGCTTCCTAAACATTTTTCTAGAATATTTTACTTTATCATTGTATGATAAAGGATTCTTCTTAGAGTCTTGTGATTGTGACAAATATATTCTATATGGATTACGACCTGACATTGAGGCTAACTTGTCAACAAGTTTTCCATGACCAACTGTCGGTGGATTCATTCTACCGAACGTGAAGAAAACTTGTTTTTCTTCTTCAACTAAGTATTGACTAAAACCTTTTATCATTATTATTTTGCTCCAGCTCTTTTCAAGTTTGCAGATCTTTTACGTTGTACTTCTGCTTTTCTCATTTGTGGTATAAGTCTTTTAGCTATTGTTGCCAATCTTCTTGCAATAGCTGGTTTTTCAAGTCTTCTTTCAAGTTCTTGTCTTCTAGCAAATGGAAGATCGCCTTTTGAAACACCTTTCGTAATTTTCTGAATGATTAGATTACGAGCAGCTCTACGTGCTCTTTTGGTAAGTGTAGCTAAACTAGCAACTCTTCGACGTGCTAGAGCTTGACCTCTACGTAATTTTGCTTTGATTCTTTTTAGAACTCGACCTCTTCTTACTCTTTGAATAAGAGAAAGTGCTTCTTCAAGTTCACTTTTTGACATTTTTTTAAGAAATCTTATATCTTCTCGAGTAAGATTTTCAGGATTTATATTTCTTTTATTAGAACCGACAGTGAATGCGACGGACTCTCCACCAGTATAACTGGTTCTTCTGCGATGTCTTTGATATTTAATCTGATCATCTTGACCCATAGCCTTAAAGTCTACAGGTTCCTTTAGAATTAAATCAGTAAGTTTTAAGTTCTTAGGTAAACTCATTTTTATCTCCCGGCTTTGTCCCATCCTTTTAATACATTAGGCGAAAAGTTGTTGTATGAAAATTCTAATCTATCAACAATCTTTACCGCGTCACCACCAAGTCTGTCTATTGCTACGTAGCCTTCTTGCCCTGTTGTTTTAAATCCATTTCTCGTCTTAACAAATGTATCTAATTTATTAAGACGGTTTAGTATATTTATAAGTTTTAATTTTACAAGAACAATAAGCCTTTGTAGATCAAACATTTGTTCTAGACTTGATCTGTTACGTGGTGAAAAGAAATCTAATAAAGCATCAAGCTTTTTCTGTTGTCCAGCTTTTCCTTTTTCAGTCTTTCTTGAAGCAATTTCTTTTTTATACTTTGTATTGATAAATCTCATCAGAGCTGCCACTCTTCTCTTTGGATCTGGTGGTATTTGTCCAGCTCTTACAAATGTATTTGAATGTTGTTCGATGTGTTGCGCTAAGTCCTTATTGGCTTCAAGTTGTCTTAGTGTGGATCCAGCTATTCTATTAAACACTCGTCCTATCTCACTTAAATAATCATTTACAGTGTCAGTATCTTTCTTAGACATAGTTGCATTCATAGCATTTTTCAACATGGCATCTTGTGACCAAACGTTTGGAGACTTTTTAAGTCTATTCACATCAACACCATATGAAGCTCGCATGCTTTCAAATGAATTACCTGTATAAGACGTATGCCATACTATTCCAATCTTAGCTCTTTTAATCTCTATAGCCGATGGTGTATCATCTGGAACTGCATACACAATAGTGTTTGGATGGAAAGTTATATACTTCTTTCCTTTTATTTTTTGTTTTGATAGATCACCAGGACCATATAAAAAGTCTCCTTGAATAACACCTTTGATTCCAAGATCTGGTAAGTACTGTAGTGCTAACTTTAATTTTTTACTTAGGTCACCAGATGTATCATCATCAATATCTTTATTTGTTTTGTATATCTTTGGATTTTTATTGAAGATACCTTTCTTAGCAACAAAGAACTTACCATCTGATGGATCAGTACCACAAAAGATTGCAGGTGCTCCGTCCCACTTAACACTCACACTTCCGTCTTTAACACCACCTAACATATCTCTTAAATCTCTAAGAGCAAATATTGCTTCACGAGTACCATTAACACCACCATAGATGACTCGATCCTCAATATGAGTCATATGAGTATTCTTAGCCTCGTTGAGATCTATGAAGTCTGAAAAGTTCATCTCTTTAAAAATACCGTTGGTTTGATTGTGCCAGAAGTCATTCTTTCTATTGCTATCTGATTTATTTTTGGAGTCATAAGAGCTTCTACCGTTCCTATGTTAGCTCCTGGATTGTTTCTTATAAACATAATCTCATGATTTTTAAAATAATTATCATATGCTCTTTTTGCATAGTCTTCGTTCAACTTATTAAACTCCGCTTCATGTCCTTTTGATTTCATTAATGCAATATCTTTAACACCGATCTCTGTCATACTACCAGTTCCACCAGCTTTTCTTTTAAGATCTGAAAATCTAGACATTAAGTCTGCAATGTTGAACGTGCCACCTGTTTTATATCCATACGCTTCACTTCCATCTGCTCTAATCACAGCGGCCTTTATTTCATATTTGTTAGAACCTACTACTAAATCAACACCAGCTGAACCTGCTCCGCCTAAAGCTGCACCGTCGATTAAGAAGTACATTAAGACTTCTCCTGGTCCAAGTCCACCTGGTTGAAACTTAAGTAGATTCTGAAACTGAGCATTATTTTCTCTTTTCAATGCGATTATGGCTCTGTTCAAACTATTTTTATTAACTTGAGATACAAATAATCTTTCAGGAAAATTTGGAAACATATGTTGCATGTAGAGATATCGAATCTCGGACTTATATTTAGTGGACTGCATATCTTTTTCACCGATATTAAACGTAGTCCTGTCTAAAGCTTTCTTTAAAAATGCGTTATCTAAGTTTCTCATTGTTATCTCCGTTATTAAAGTCTATTTATATGTTTAAAATGAAAAAGGGCCCTCGTGGGGCCCTTTCCTTTCTCGGTTATAAGGAAATAAAAGGAAGATACCGAGAAATTCTAGTATTCGTATCTTCTGTAAATATAGGCATCTACAACCTTGGCGTTTTTCATGCCACCGGCAATGTTGCCCCAAGGACCAAATTTAACAGGTCCTTTGCTGAATCCTGGAACTACCATCTTCTTGAAGACTTCACGACCTCTATATTCGATTCTCCACTTGTAAGGAGTTGTCTTGATAGGATTACCACTTTTATCAAAAGATTTATTATTTCTTTGATCTCTATTAAAATGTCTAACCATTTTTTTGGCAATGTTTAGTTCCATCATATCATTTTGATTAGTTCTATCAAACCTACCTAAGTAGTTTGAGTGTCTTTTATCATCAAAAGCAAATCCCATTATACGACCTCCACGTCTGCGAAAGGAACAACGAGTGTCCAATTCTTTTCATCATCTTTAAGTTCATAAAGTTCTTTTTCAGTATCACGCTTTTTAAGTGTACCAGTTCTTTCGAGTACTTTATAACCAACTACTGGTAGATCTGCTAAGCTGTACATAGCGCCTGGACGACCAAATTCATCTACAGGAAATTTATATTTGTACTTACATTTCATTATACATATTCCTCCATTTCAACATAAACATTAAAACATCTATCATCTTTTTGTAACTTCATTGCGATATCTGCGGCTTGAGCTGCAGTAAGCTTTACATACTTGTACTTCCAGCCGGAGATATCTTTATAGTGTACTTCGAACAACATTAGGCAGTTTTCTCTGCTTTTAGTTTTTCTAACGGTACATTCCAATCAAACTCGCCTGGAATAGCAACGATAGCTTTTGTTCGGTTGATCTTTTTGATCGTACCGATGTGTGGAAACTTACCACTCACTTTTGAGTGAAAAGAAACAGGCATACCAACTTTAAATTTGATTTTAGCCTTTTTAGCTTCAAGCT